TCTAGGTTAGATCCATTAGCCGTAATGTTTGAAGTACCAATATACAACGATGTACCTAGATATGCATTATTCCATCGGTTAGTGTTGTTACCTAAGTTATAAGTTATGTTAGCATTAGGTATTAAGTCTGTCCCGATGTTACCACTGATATTTAAATTGTTTAAATTTGCAGTACCTAGTACAAACAATCCACCATTAGATATGATGTTGGCATTAGATCGTATATTACCATTAGCTGTTACGGTAGTACCAACAACGACACCATTAGCAGTACCAAGTTTATCTATTGATGCCAGGTTGCCTACGTTGACGTTAAAGAAGTTACCTGTGTTAGCACCCAAAGAACTTATAACTGTTATGTTGTTAGCACCTACATTACCTACAGCACTTATATTAAGGTTTGCTGTGATGTTGCCACTCGCAACAATATTACCGCTAACTTCTAAATTAGTTAGTGTACCCACAGTAGTAATATTTGGCTGTGATGCTGTAGTTAGTGTACCTGTAAAGAAGTTTGCAGTAGCTACATTACCTAAATTAGCATTACCCGATACAACATTACCACCAACTGTTAATTGATCGGTAGTTTGATCGAACGTAAAGTTGCTTGATGCGCCAAAGTCACCATTAGCATTATACTGAATGTATGTGTTTGAACCAGCGGCTTGTTGGAAGTCCCATGGTGTACCGTTTGCGTAATATAAGTTATCTGTCTTAACACCACCGACTGAAGCATTACCTGAAACGTTTAAATAACCCTGTGTGTATATGCCTTCTGCACCATCTGTAGTTTCAATACCAAAGATGTTTGCTTTACCTGAAGAATTAAACATCAATGCAGAGTTTGAATCATCTGCTAGGTCCCATACTAAATTGTCTGTCTCAATAGAAGCAATATTACCTGATTGAACATAGAAAGCGTAGTTACCTAAACCAGATCCAGCGGCATTACCTAGAACACCAATATTATATCCACCTGCGTGAGTTTGTGTAGCGTATCCACGTACACCTACTGCCGCTCCTGAATCAGAAGTGTTTGTTACGTATGCGCCGCCTTGAACACCGGTTGCTTTTGTTGCGCCATTTGCACGTGCTTCACCTAATACACCAATACCCCAAGTACTTGTATTTCCTGAATCAGCTACTGCTTCACCAACTATACCAATATTTTCTGAGTGAGTTTGTCCACTATCATTTTGCGATACGATAACTTTAGCGTTGGGGAAATCTGATTGTATTGCATTCGCACCAACGAATAATCCGCCGGCTCTAGTTTTACCCAATGTATTAAATGTTACTACGTCACTAGATACTGAAACGTTACTACCAAATGCAAATTCACCGTTTGAGTTGTCCCAACCCATAAACCCTGTTACAGGGGTACTTGTATAATATTGTAATAATGTACCACGATCTTTGCCGTCGTCACTTGTTAATGCATTACCGTTTGGTCCACCACCGACAGAAATTAAAGGATCTTCAATTGCTAATGTTTCAACATTGATATATGTTACATTTCCATTAACTGCTAGATCACCTGTTATAACTGCATTACCAGTTACTGATAAGTTAGCAGTTGTTAACGTACTTGTAGCAGTGTCAAATGTAAACGATGAACTTGCACCAAAAGAACTATTGTTATTGAATTGAACTTGTGTATTTGAGCCAGCTGGTTGTTCTAAGTCCCATGGATTACCGTTTGAATAATATAAGTTGTTAGTTACAACACCTGTAGCTGCCACATTACCTAATACTGTTACTGTGTTTGTTGTATTGTTGAACGATAAATTAGCTGAAGTAGATAGTGCTCCTTGATCGTTATAGAATATACCCGTATTGCCCGCCGCAGATACTGTAGGGAATACTGAAACATTACCCGTACTATCTTTAGTGACCAGCTGGTCAGAAGTATTTACAAACACTGTTGTCTTACCTGACGACGGGGTAGGAACAGAGCTTGGGGTTTGTTGATTTAAAATTAATGACATTATATTATCCTATTATACTTGAACTAAAATACCTTCAACTTCCAATGTACCGTCTATCGTAATTGGTAGTGAAAAGAGTCCTTGTTTATTTACTAGCACTGTATAAGTTTCTCCATCAGGTATATAGTATGGCATCATACCACCTGTTGCACTAACTGTAGCAAAGGATAAATTTCCATTACCATCAGTTGAAATTACTTGACCTTCTGCGCCGCCTAAAATCTTTACATTGCCGATGTTTCCTAAATTAGCTACACCTGTAACGTTTAAATTTAAGGTACTGACACTGGCATTGGCAACAATTATGTTACCAGAGATATCTGAGTTAGCGTAGATGACGATATTACCGTCTGCACCTACGCCAAAACCACCGACAGAATTTAATGTTTTAAGTGCCATTTTATATGTAGTTATACTGTGTTGTCCATACCGTAGAATTTCCACTTGCAGGTGTTACTTGTAATCTCAAGTATCCGCCTTGTATGTTTACTGCCAATGCCCCGGTATAGCCACCTAAATTGACAGTACCGTAAGTAGCATAATCTACGTTGCTGGTTCCGTTTGTTACTGCTTGTACAGTAGCAACACTATATTTACTTCCCGATGCATCCACACCTTTAACTAGGAATTGAACCCCTGTAATGCCTGTTACAGGTACACTAGCAATAGTTTGATTTGCAGTTACAGTAGAAGTAGTAAATGTTCCCCAAGTAGTTGTAGTATTACCTATAACAACTGAGTTAGAAATGTTTGCCGAACCTATAACTCCAAATATACCTGTTGTAGGATTGAATGTTAAGTTTGCGTCTGCCGCAAAGTTATCGTTCAAGTTAAACTGAATTTCAGTATTCGAGCCAGCAGCTTCTTGTAAGTCCCATGGCACGCCATTGCTATAGTACAAGTTATCAGTCAATACACCCCAGTTTGCAGTGGCGTTAGATATTAACAGATTACCACTAATTGTGGTCTGACCTGCAGCCAATGTTGACGAGAAGTTAGCGGTATTACCTGACAACTCTAAATTAACCGTTAGGTTATTAGTGAGTGTATTACTACTAACATTAACGTTTACTGCACTAACATTGCTGTTAGCAGATATGTTATTAGCTAAAAGATTTGCACCAACGTCAACAAAATTAGTAACAAATAAATTATTTGAATTTACATTAGCATTACTGTTGATGTTACCATTACTTTGAATAATGTTTCCAACAGTTAGGTCTAATGTTATGTTTGCATTTGATGTGATGCTAAAATTATTTGCATCAATGTTACCTGTTACGTTTAAACTTGTACCGGTGGCCGCGCCAATGTTAGGAGTAGTAAATTGTGCGTTAGCAATAACAACTATGTTTCCTCCTACTATACCAGTAGTTACACCATCGGTATTTGCAGATATAGTAGTACCGGTTATATCAATACCACTACCTGCAGAATATGATCCGGCAGCACTGAATTGCGTAAAGGTTAAGTTATCAGTACCAATTATGACTTCACCTGTTGGTGAAGTCATAACGTAAGATTCACCGGCTCCTGTTACACCCTGTGTTACGAATACGTATGAGCCTGCACTCAGTCCGTTAGGAGAGTCAGGGCTGTATTTGTTAAAATCTGTTGCTCTTGTTAAGACCCAAGCAGTCGAGCCATTACCCACTGTTGTTACAGTGTATACTCCGTTTTCATATGCATTTACTTGAGTATAAACTAAAACACGATCACTAGTACTTAGGTTAATTCCGTCAATCTGTAAGGCAGCGTTTGCTCCCGCATTTGTCAGTGTTGCCCCTACTCCTGGATTAGCACGTGACGCTTGAGCTAAACTTGTGCCATTTGTAAGTGTTGTTACTTCTGGACCATAGTATCCATCTTTAACAGTGATGCTTGTTGATGAGGGTATACTGTAGACCCAATATGCTTCACCACCGACTAAGCCATTAAATGAATTAGTAAACACGATACCGTCATTGACGCTTAAGCCGTGTGCAGAACCAAAGTCAATAGTAGTACCGCTTGTGATAGAGTCAACCGTTGGGGTTGTGCCTCCCTGAGCATATGTTGCAGTAAGTGCAGTTGGAGATTCAACACGAACCGGTGTGTGAATATCAAGACCTTCTCCAGCCATTGCATCAACATATTCTTTTGTTGCAGCATCAGTTGGATTAACTGGATCACCAAGCTGGATAATTTTCTTTCCAGATACACTGATAGCTCCTGTGCCAGTTGGAGCAAGAATAATGTTTTCATTAGTACCCGCGGCACTAATTGTGATATTACCAGTAGGTGCTACGATTGTTGCCGTCTTAACACTACCAATTAATGCTTCACCTGATACGTTTGCATTGGCCGCATTAACAAAGCCGTTAGCAATTACATTGCCGTTAGCAGTGATGTTGCCTGTAGTAGAATTGATGTTTCCTAAAACCAACAACCCAGTCTCAGTGAAGGTAGCAACGTTTGAAGATCCATTGATCGTGATTTCTACGTTAGCATTTGAATAAACTTTAACATTACTATTGCCGTTCGCCAATGAACCAACTAAATTGGCTCCGGTAATGTTGCCTAGAACATTCAAATCATTTGCCACGTTTACATAGTTAGCACTAGCCAAGTTACCTAAATTAGCATTTAATGAAGTAATATTTCCTGAAAAGTTAGCAGTATTACCCGCAATATTATTGTTAACTGTTAATGCATTAGTGATTGTATTGGCTGCAACATTCACGTAGTTAGCAGTAACCAAATTACCTAAATTAGCATTTAATGTGGTAACATTACCAGTGAAGTTAGCCGTGTTGCCACTTAGTTCTAGGTTAATTGTTAAATTACTAGTTGTTACATTGGATGCTACATTCACATAGTTAGCTTTTACCAAGTTACCTAAATTAGCATTCAATGCACTATTGATATTGCCGGTGAAGTTAGCCGTGTTACCACTTAGTTCTAGGTTAACATTTAAAGCATTAGTAGTTGCTGTTGCGGCAATATTTACATAGTTAGCAGTTACTAAGTTACCTAAATTAGCATTTAATGCACTATTAATATTACCAGTGAAGTTAGCTGTGTTACCACTTAGTTCTAGGTTAATTGTTAAATTACTAGTTGTTACATTGGATGCTACATTCACATAGTTAGCAATAACCAAATTGCCCAAATTAGCATTTAACGTAGTAATATTACCAGTGAAGTTGGCTGTGTTGCCACTTAGTTCTAGGTTAACTGTTAAATTATTAGTAATAGAATTAGATGCTACATTCACATAGTTAGCAGTTACTAAGTTACCTAAATTAGCATTTAATGCACTATTGATATTACCAGTGAAATTAGCAGTATTGCCACTAATTTCATTGTTGACTGTTAAATTACTAGTAGTAGCATTGGCATTAATATTTAAGATATTACCAGTAATATTTGCATTAGCTGAAACATAATTAGCTAATAGCGTATTGGTTACATTTACATTTGAATTTGCATTAACGTTATTAGCCAGGACGTTAGCGTTAGCATAAAGATAATTTGCTCTAGTAATGTTTGTAACATCTAGATTACCAATAATACTTAATAATTGTTGTGAGTTATCCCATACAAAATTAGCAGATGCCCCAAAGTTTTGATTATCATTGAACTGTACCTGTGAGTTACTTCCTGCGGCTTGTTGCAAATCCCAGGGGACGCCATTACTGTAATATAGGTTATCTGTGAGAACTCCCCAAGTAGATGTAGCGTTGGATATTAGCAGGTTACCAGAGAAGGTTGCATTACTTGCAGTAACATCACCGTTAGCCAATATTATATTAGCCGGTACTTCACCTACAGAGAATCCGGCTACTGAGTTTAAGGGTTTAATTGCCATTTTGTTTTCCTATATTCGTATTTATCTTTTTTGATTAGTCAGCATAGACTGTAATTAACATCTTGTACGTGACTGGTGTTGATGTATTAGGTGTTACTTTTAACTGCAACGATGCTGGAACTATAATATTCCCAGCATCATAATCTACTTCAAAGTTACCTACTCCACCGTTAACAAACAAACTAGCATACTCAGTAAAAGCGACTGTGCTATTGTAATACAATGAACTAATCTTACATGATTGTCTTGATGGACCTGCGGGGTGAGTTGCAACGATTTCAAATTCAATACCGGATAGGTTAGCAACTGGTTTTGAATATAACAATTGCCCTACACCGGTACTAGCAGTAGTTGCAAAATATACTTCTGAATAAGACCATTTATAAACACCAGCACCCATTTGCAATGAGTTAGCTATTAAATTTCCACCAACACTAACTGTATTCGTATAGTCATTAAACGTAAAATACGGACTACCTTCAAAATTATCGTTTTTGTTAAATTGAACTTGTGTGTTTGAACCACCGGGTGATCCATTGCCTCCGCCACCGCCGTTGACTGCCCAACTTAGATTTCCACCGCCATCAGTTACTAATACATAGCCATTAACTCCACCAGATATATGTATGTTTGATATTGTGCCTAAATTAATATTAGCACTTCCAGCAGTATTTACATTACCTGCAACTCGTAATATGGCAGAAGAATTAACAGTGAGATTACTTCCTATTGTTACTTTGCTACTAAAGGCTGCGTTACTTGCATATACGTTTGTTGCGATAGTTAGCTCACCGCCTGATATTCTCTCAGACGTAGTGATGTTACCTAAACTCAATAAATCACCATCAATATTAACATAGGCTAAATTACCCAAACTAGTAATATTTGCTTGTGCATTCTGACGTACATAATTAGCTACATCAGTAGTAATGTTAGTAAGTTGAGATCCATTACCAATGAAATATGTAGCAGTTATATTACCGTCAGAAATGATATTACCTATATCAGAAATATCTTGTGATATAGTTACATTACCTGTTACTACTAGATTGCCGGTGATGCTGACAGTATCATCTAGTGAATCTCCTGATGATATGTTTTCAACTTGTAGAGTGTTTGTTGTTTTGTTATACGTAAATCCGGAATCACCACCAAAGGTGCCGGCATCATTAAACTGTACTTGTGTGTTTGAACCACCGGGTATACCGTTTCCGCCACCATTGCCTGTTTGTGCAGTCCAACTTAGATTACCGGTTCCGTCTGTTTGAAGTACGTAGCCGTTAACTCCGCCACCAATGTTTAGATCCTCTACACTGCCTAAGTTTAGCGTAGACCCATTCCATGTAACGTTTGAGATTCCACCAAATACGCCATTGGCATTGAATTGCAACTGTGTATTTGAGCCACCCGGTGTAGAGTTAAAAGGCTGCCCATTAGAATAATAGTAATTGTTAGAATAAATCTTATTCGCAGAAACATTTCCTGATAGATTTAAAAAATTTGAAACTACATTTCCATGGGAGTCAATAACTTCAACGGCAGGTATACCAACAGAGTAACCAGTTAGCGTGTTAAATAATTCTGATGCCATAAATGTTCCCGAAGATATTTTGTTATTATATATTTATCTATTATGGTCAAATAAAACCTAAGAAAAAAACACCAAGTAGTGCTTTTTTCTAAATACGTAATGTTAACACGACAACCTAGTAGACCTCTCTGTGAGCATTGCAAAATATCATTAGCTAAACCAAACGGCAAGAGTAAACACGGCTTTACTAAATGGCACAAGTACTGTGTTGCGTGTGCTAAGAGTGCATATAATAGTAAGTTTGGTTATTTGCTACACAAGAAAAATAGATGTGAGAAGTGCAGTTTTATACCAGAAGACACCTGTCAATTAGATGTTGTGTATAAAGACGGAAATAAGAAAAACAAAGACAAGTCAAATTTAAAAACTCTATGTGCAAATTGTAATAGAGTTTTTCAGAAGAAGCTAAAAGAGAAACAAAAGTCTATTTTAGATATAACAGTTGACACTGATTATAGATTATGACCACTGCTTGTTTATATAAACTTTACCTAATTCCCAAGGCTTAGGAGTAGGGGATATAATAGAAGTCCCGTTTTTGTTTCTTATAAATGGTTTTGTTGCGATTGTTCGTGCTAGCTCAATTTTTTCACCCAAGTCTATCCCTACATATTCTCTAGTCAAATCTAAGAAAAACACTAGCCTATATTCGTCAGTTAGATTAAATGCACTGTGCATTAATTGATTCGAAAACCCAAAGCAATCACTCCAGTTGACTTCTTGTCCATTCACTTCTAAAAATATATCCCCTTCAGGTATAATTAAAGGGATATGAATTCTGACATTCTTTCCATTAATGTTTTCAGGGTCAGTGTGTCTTTTAATTATACTGTTTGGTGCCATACAGCTATAATTTGCTAATGAACAATTATCCCCAAACTCTTGGATCAATCTATATGCAGTTGGATATTTTTTAGCACGAGGATGATCTTCGCTTAAATTAAAACTAATGTCCATCACACCGTAGCTGTGTCGCTCACATTTAAATGCAACAGAACGCCAACTTTCAACATTAGATACGTATTCACCTTCACTATTAGCTGTAACGATAGAGCTACTAGCATCATATGTTCTGTTAGCTAGATTAGGAATGCCGTTAGTTTTAATTGCCTCTTTCAATGAAGAATATCCCTCCATGAATTCATCAGTTAGTGATTTTTGAAAGCTCATTAGATATTCAGCAACATCTCCTAATTCTTTCTTAGAGTAAATTGCCTGCATCATTTTAATTTTTTAATGAAGAAGTTAGGTGGCATAGCTGATAGTATTGAGTATCCGTTTTTATTTCTTATAAATGGTTTTGCCTTCGCTATCATCTCCGGGTCATATACTGTACCTGGCTCTAATCCTATAAACTCTCTATCAAGGTCTATTAGAAAAATGAGTCTATATTCATTTGATAAATTGAAAGAACTATGTTCGAACTGATTGTTGAATCCAAAGCAATCACTCCAGTTAACTTCTTGACCATGCACTTCTAAAAATATCTCGCCCTCAGGTATAATTAAAGGGATATGAATTCTGACATATTTACCTGATCTATTCTCGGGTCCAGTGTGTCGTTTTAATACACTATTGGGAGCCATTATACTATAATTTGCAATAGGACAATTATCCCCAAACTCTTTTATTAGCTTGTATGCAGTCGGGTATTTAATGGCATGTAAATGATTCTCCGGAGTAGTAAAGCTACGTTCTACTATACCATCATGTCTTTCATATCTAAATGCAACTGCCATCCAACTTTCTACACTAGGTTCATACATACCTTTTTCATTTTTACTAACAATGGTACTTGCAGAATCGTATGGTCTACCTGCTAAGTTAGGAGTACCGTTTTCTTTAACAGCTTGCTCTAATGATTCATATCCTGCTAAAAATTCTTCAGTAAGTGCTTTCTGAAAACTCATTAGGTAGTCAGCTATGGGTCCTAATTCTTTGCGTGTATATATTGCTTTTGTCATTAGATTATTTATCAGAAACTTATAGCCGTAAAAAAGAGCACCGAAGTGCTCTTTTGTTTCTGTCCATCCTTCGGGTTGATTTTTAATCTCTATCGTCACTCATACCTACATAATACAATAATGTCAAACCATATATTATACACATTAAGGGTAATCCATAATTAATAAGCAATGCAGGTAAACGCTCATCAGCTAACATACTATTAACCATGGAAGGATCATTCACAGGTGTTGACATGATGTGTGCCATAGTATCATAAATTTTATTTAATACTAAGTAAGCACTACCACCTAATACACCTAAACCACCGGATATTGTTTTACCCATATTGTTTCCAAAGCCTTCAGAAATACCCGAACCAGCATCTGCTTTAGCTAGTGCTTCAGTTTTTTTCTTAGCTTCTTCGGCACTTTTACTAGTTTTTAAAATGTTTAACAATTCATTTTTACGACCTTGTGCTTGTTTATATGCTTGTTGTGCTTTAGGAGACGAAGCTAAAAACTTATCTAATAAACCTGATACTTTTGATTGTAACCAATCACCTATTCCCTCATCAAGCTGTTGTTGTTCACTTGCTTCATTGATAAGGTCTATATAATTTCTAAATAAGTCCGTACTCATAATAATTCCTTTAATATATTTATACTAGATTGATAAATTATCCAATAAAAAAGAGCACCAAAGTGCTCTTTAGTTCCTTCCCGTAACACAGACCGTAGTCTGTGATCTCGAACAAGAAGATTGCTTGATTATTGGAATGTCAAGTTCTGAACAGCGATTTCACCAACATAGTCAGCCGCGTTACCGAAGCTGGATGCAGTGTTAGTCAATTCGATGTAACCATAACGTGTCATGAATGATACGACTGGTTCGAATGTTGACGGATCTAGAACAACACCAGAACTCATCAATGGAATGTATGGGCAATAGAATGCTGCCGCATCAGTCTCAGATGAACCCTTGTATCCAACTAGAACAGGTGTTGTGTCAGGAGCATAAGAGTCAACGAAAACTCTCATAGCACCGTTCAATGTACCAACAAACTTAGTGTTTGTAGGAGCTTCGAATGTACCTTCTGTTGTACGTGCAAAAGCAGAAGTAGTTGCAGATTGCAATACTGTCAATGCCGCAGAAGAAACAACAGCCCAGTTACCTGCGCCACGACGAGTGCGTTGAGCGATCAAGTTAGCAACACGGTTGATAAGAACAGCCAAAGCAGCGTGTTCGTCACCAACGTAAGTAGCTGTACCAGATACAGTAGCTTGGTTGTATGTATACTCTGTAGATGCTAGAGTACGTAGAGATAACAAGATTTCTTGGTCGATTTCAGCAGTAATTTCTTGTGCTAAAGCGGCCATGATTTCTGCTTCAACGTCAATACCATGTTGGCTTTGAGCGTCTTGAGCCGCTTCAAATGTCCAACGTGCTTGCAACTTACGTGACTTAGCTTCAACAGCCTGACGCAAGATTTGTACGCTGATTTGCTTACCACCATTGCCTTCTAAGGCAGCAGTGTTGTTAGCAGTATAGCTTGTTGAAGAACCATCAGCTTGTGGTGTACGTGAATATGCCTGTGCAATCAAGAACGGGCTTAATGCTTCTTGACCAGCTGTAACAGAAGTTGCGGCTGCAGAAGTGTCAGTCAATGACTGAGCATAACGTACACGTAATGTGTGGATTTGACCAACTGGGCCGGTCATTGGCTGAACGCCTACCAATTCGTTAGCGATAACGGTTGGCATAACACGACGGATAACTGGAAGAATCACACGGTTTAATGTAGCGATGTTACCAGCAGTTGTAGTACCAGCTGAAGATTCAGCTAATAACTGTTTTTTGGTGTTTTCTAAAATAACACCCATTGTTGAACGGCGAGTTCCTTTTAAGCCTTCTAACAGAGCTTCTTTGGTCTCGTCCCAACGGCTTTCTAAGAGTACTTTTGACATTTTATATTTCTCCTAAATCTATGTCTTTATTTTAAAGCCCTGCCAGACGTTTGATATCAATTACGTTATCACGTGCTTCGACTTCAACTTCTTTTTTGGCAGTTTTATTACCAGTTGCTTCTACAATACGTTCCTTGACAATCTTTGTAGATTTGTCAGCTCCGGTATTCAACACTGCTGGTAAATACTTATCGAAAGTGGCTTGCAACTTAGTTGTTTGCACACCTTCTAGTAAGCTCTGCATTACAGCGGCCTTTTCTTCGTTTAGAGTAGACAATAGTTGACCCATTGCTTTCTCACGATTAACAGACTCTTTAATAATGCGAACTTCACGTTCCTTACTTTCAACTAACTGTGCAGTTTGGTTTACTTGTTGTTTAGCTTCTGCTAGTTGAGATTCTTTCTCAGCTAATTTTGCTACTAGTTTGCGAGTTTCAGATTTCTCATTTAAATGAGTAACGCTGAATTCACCTGCAAATGCTTCAAATAGTCGGCGACCAAAATTGTTCTCACGAGCAACTTTAATGTCTTCCTTCAATTGAGATAATTCACCCTTTAGATGAGATGAGACTACTGTATTCAATCTCTTAGCACTTTCAGCCACAAAACGTGACTTCAATGATTCAAGTTGTTTACGACCTTCTGCAACTAACTTAACCTTAGCTTCAACTACAGCTTTCTTGTCTTGTGAGAATTCTTTAATCTCACGTGATAAAGCGTGAACAACGAATTGTTCTAACTTCTCTTGACTTTCTTTCTGAATCTTACGATCACTGCGTAGTTCTTTGATTTCTTCAGCTAGTTTAGTAACCATAAAATCATTGAATTTTGTTGCGGATTCACGTAATTTGTTTTGTGCTCTTACACGGTCTTCGTTCATTGCAATCTTTTCAGCACGAAATTCTTCAATTTCTTCTGATAGACTGTCTGTAACCATCTTATCAAGGGCTTCAACCATTACGACTCTATCGTGTTCGTAACGTTGTGCAAATTCTTCACGTAATTCTGCACGTACTTGTTCTCGGGCTTCATTTAATTTTGTTTCCCAAGCTTCGTTAAGAGCTTGACCAACATCCTCATTGATTAGTCCACCGTCAAGTAATGGTTTGATAGCATCAAACATGCTTATTCCCCTTTATTTGATTTTCAAGTCTTTGATGAGGCGCATTACTTCCTCTTTCAAATACTTTTCTACTTTTTTGTCGGTCTGGGCATCTTTTGCAATATCAAGCGTTCTATGACCATGACGCATATTCATCATGCCTTCATAGATTGCTTTAGGATATGCATTGGGAGCACTCGGTTGAGCGACAATATCCACAGTGACTATTTCAAAGTCACTGACATGGCCATTCATGTCGTTCACGTTACCGCTACCTCGACTTGATACACCTAGTTTGACACCACTCTCCAACATAGTAGACACTAACTGTCCCATTGGAGTTGGTAAAATCTTTAGTTTTCCGAAGCCGTTTGCGCCGTCCATCCACATAGATGTAATCATGTGTGACACACGGTCTAGGTTGATTTTTAAATCATCCGGGTGATCGACTTCACCTAAGACTGAATAGCCTTCTGAGACTTGTTTGTTAAGAGTTTCAACAGCATTAGTAATTTCGGAAACGGGGTAAACACGCTCATTTGCGTTCTTTACCCCGCCCTGAATGAAAATCCCCTTCATATAAAGGGATTTTTCTTTGCCTTCACCTGACGACTCAACGACCATGCTAGCACGGTCGAATGTCAGATGTTCTTTGAGATACAAAGCCATTCTCTCAGATCCTATTAGATACGTCTTTTAGCTGGAGTATTACGTGACTCAGCTACTGGGCTACGTACTTTACCTGCTTCGTCTTTAGTTACTGGCTTAGGTGTAGATTCACCTTTTTCACTAAAGTTGTTCTGAGCAGGAGCATTCTTAAATGATCCAGCACCTTTTACAGACGTTTCACCTTTTGTATAAGCATTGCTTGGAGCTTTTGGGCTTGTAGGAACAGACTCAGATGCACCAGAGAATTTAACTGGCTTAGAATCCATACCAGCTTGACCGCTGTTTACTAAGCTTGGGCTCTTTGTTTGAGCGCCATTGTCACCCATTTGACCATACTTGTTATAAGTTGAGCCGCCGATTTGTTTCATTTGTACGGCTTCCATCATAGCTTCTTCAGCGCCTTCTTCTTCACCAGCACCAAAGTCGGCCATGCCTTCTTCTTCACCAGCTTCAAAATCGTCAGCACCTTCGTCAGCGTCACCGCCCATGATGTCTTCAAACTCAGCCATTAGCTGGTCTAATTTATCTTCTAGGTCAACAACACGGTCTTCTAGACCGCCTTCTTCACCTTCATCGCCTAGTTCTAGCTCAACTTCTTCACCGTCTTCGTCACCGTCATCAAATTCGATATCGGCTTCGTCATCTTCAGTCATGCCGCCGGCTTCTTCAGCATTGATTTCGTCTAGTAGATCACCTACTTGACCGCCCATGCCTTCACCCATTTCATCATCCATCATTCCTTCATAGATTTCGCGGGATTTTTCAACCACGATATCATGGAACAATGCACGTGCTTGTTCTTCGTTCTCATTAATGATTAAATTAATAAGTTGTTCAAATTTTTTGTTATCCATTGTTTGTTTCTCCTAAATAGAATGGCTTTGTAGAATTATTTAGTGTGTATCATGGAAAACAGCACAATAAGTGCTGTTTTTTTACGTTTTCGTTCAGAATAACATTTTTACTGTTAAACTGTAGGAGTTTCTGCTCCGGCGGCGGCTGCAGCCGCACCGTATTGCTCATGAACTTTCTTCATATACTTCTGTTTTTCGTAGTTACGAACATCTAACATCTTTCTTAACTTACGAATTTGTTTTAATGTTAGTTTTGTTTTACGGGATTCACGCCACTTAGGCTTGCTGTTATCAGACTCTAAATCTTGATAACCTTGAATTGCCGCATCAAACATTTCAAATAATTTCATATTACTATTTATCTTTTTACATGCCATTACCAGCAGGTGCGGGTGTTCCACCTGCCATGCCACCTGTTGCCGCATCGCCTACTGGTCCTGCTACACCACCATCGGGCATTGCTCCTTCTTCAGGTGGAGCTTCCATATCGGCTGCGGTTTGTTCATCTGTTTCTAAGTCTCCAACAGATACACCCACACTACGTAAGTCTGAGCCTGCAGGATCGTTATCAGATTCTTTGTTATTTTCTTCACGCCACATAGTTTCGTTCTTAGAAATTTCTTCTTCAGTAAGACCTAAGAAACGCTCTAGTGCAAAGCGTTTAGAGATATATGGATACTGTTCAATAGCAGTGAAAGAACTGATACGTGCGGTATCCAACTCACTTTGACGATAAGCCGCAAAGTTTTGCGGTGGATTGAATGTTAATTGGAATAGTCCTGAATCAATATTGAAGCCTCTCCAACGCAAGAATAATTTGAATTCTTCGTCTAACTTCATTGCCATATAGCTTTGAAGACGTTCGCAATATTGATTGAAACGGAACTCTTGAATCATCGCAGTACCAACACGACCGTCACTCAATGGAGTTGTGTTATCATCTGGACCTGTAGGAAGATAGCTACTTGGTACTCGCAAACCACGAGCTAACCTATTGTTGAAGTAGCGCAAGTCATCAATCTCACCTAAGTTTTGTCCACCGGGTAGTACCTCAACACTTGATCCTCTGCCATCAGCAGTGACGGGGAAGAAGTAATCTTCGTTCATTGATAATGGGTTGTATGAAGCATCTACTACAGATGATCCACCATATACACTAGGAATTCTACGTTGGTGAATTTCGTTTTTAATACGCTCAACGAAAGCCATAGCCATGTGACTTGGCATGTTACCAACGTCAATCTTGAACATTCTACGTTCAGGCGCACGTTGTACACGATAGATAAGAACCGCATCTTCTAGTAATTCTTTTTGCTTATAAACTTTAAAGATGTTTTCTAGTACACTCTGACCAAAGGGCCAGAAACGATCCAGACCTTCTGTCAAACTTAGATGGACTACATGTTTAGCATCTATGGCTGACTCGCTCTGGCCCAAAGTGAATCGACTACCTGTTGTGTTATAGGGCATACTTGGTGCAGTATATCCACCGCTACCACCTGTACCGCCGCCACCTGTACCACCTAAACCTGTTGCAGGGTTAGCCGCAAAGTCTGTGTTGGTCTTTTGAGCCGCAGATAAGTTTTGTAAGTTAATGTTAATGTCTTTGATAACATACTGTTCGGGCTTCTTGCCTTCACTTTCATTAACAATAACTTTGATAATCTTAGTCATGTCAATCCAGTACAACTTAAAGTTCTCTGGATCTCTTACAAATACTTGATCTCCAAATTTGATAGTGTTTCTAAAAATCTTAAAAACTCTTGTATCAAACTCGTTTAGTTTACACCACTGTTGTAATTGTGTTTTCAATAATTCAACTTCGTGTTGAGTAGGTTCTTCTTTGAATTCAAATGCAAACGGTGTTTTGTTGTGTTCATTTTTCTGAGTACTGAACTCAGAGATAATATCTAAGCAAGCGTTAATTTCTGCATCAACGTCCATCATTTCATATTGATTGTATCGTTCGATACGGTTTGGGTGACCTGTATATACTTCTGGTAATCTACTTCCATAGTTCTTGTACCCAAATTGGTCATTGTTCCAACCGCCGGTTGGTGACCCATTTTGTCCTGGACTACCATTCCATGCATCAGCATTACTGTTGCCACCTGAGATTGGACTGGATATACCACTTCTGTTTAGAAAACGTTTTTTATATGTCATAGCGTAGTATTTAGCGTTAAGCTTTAGAATACTTTAATAACTGCTCTTGGGTGCTATGACTATCACTTAGTTTATCTATCATATCATCCATCTTTTCTTCCATCATTTCCATCAGTTTTGCAAGCATATCTACTGTAGCGGTGTCACCAGATTGCATGTTATTAGTGTTTTGTTGATTAAAAACAGAAGATAGCTCTTGTTTATCTACGTTGTTTTTCCCGTCAAACATCTTAGATACATCAGGAGTAGGAATAACCATTTCTCTACCATGCAGAGTAACATCATATCCTGAATTTGGCCCGCTAAACAATCCACCGTTACGAGCTTGGAAGTGAACCGGATCATTAGGGACTTTTTGTGACAATCCCTGTTTGTTAAATGCGGCGACAGCAGCCGGATCGTTGTAATTTTGTATGTCAACTGCTTGTCCCTTTTCGTGCAAACTACGACCGGGTTTACCAACTGGCATGCCAGTTTTGCCACGTGCAACCCAGTCATCATACAATCGTTGCTGATCTGCTGGATCTCTCTTAGCACTATTGAGTTGTATAATTTTACCAGTACTTGCCTTATACTCCTCAGCAGCATTAAGAACAGCATTTTTAATACCACCATCCAATGCGTCAAATGATTCTTTACTACCGGATCTAGCTGTGAATTTTATTACATCTTCAGGTTTAATCTTGCTAGTTGAATCGGTGGAGCCGTCCGGTGCCTGCGGGGATAAGGTTGGAGGTGACGATCCTGCTTTACCACCACCGCTACTAGATGGAGCAGTAGCTTTACCACCTCCACCGCCACCAGATGGTGCGGCTGCGCCACCACCTCCGGAGCCACCACCTCCGGAGCCACCACCTCCACTAAGTCTAGCATAAATTTGTTCTAGACGTTTTGCTTTATCTTCAGGTGATCCTGGTTGATCTTTAGATGTAGCAATGTTTGACAAGTCATTAATAGCTTGTGTCAAATCTTCCATTGCTTTCTTATTTGACAAATATGTTTTGTTTAATGTGTCAGTTGCTTTTGTTGAATCTTTAGTGACTTCAGCTTTTTTGTCTTCTATTGCTTTCTTCTCAGAAGGTGTTCCTGTTTCTTTTAATGCTTCACCAGTTACTTTACCAACTTTCTCACCAACAACTTCACCACCTTTACTACCCAACCAACCACCGACTGCGGCTCCTAATAAGCCACCAATAACGGTACCGACAACCGGAACAACTGAACCAATTGCAGCACCTGCGGCTGCGCCGCCCCATGCGCCGGCTGCTCCGCCGGCGGCACTACCTAAGCCTGAACCAACTGCTTCTGATTTTTTGACTGTACCTTCTGCTTTTGTTAATTCACCTGATTTAACTCTTTCATCTACATCTTTAGCACCTTCGTAGGCACTATGTAATCCCATACCAACTGACACCACTGCTCCGGCTGGTCCTGCAATCTTGCCTAATCCTGCGGCACCTTTACCTAATGTCCCTACCATGCCGGCGCCTTTAGTTGCAGTCGCGCCTGCTTTAACAAATCTACCATCCGGTCCACGTGGCGCCGGTGTCTTGCCTTTTCCTCCGGCTTTTCCTTTACCTTCGCCGCCACCTATTTTACCCAATAGAGATTTGCCTGCCATAACACCCAAGGCTAGTGCGGCTGCGGCTGCGGCTGCTGCTAATGCAGTGGCTGCAATTGTTGTAGCATTAAATCCATTTAGCAACGGGTTCATTGATGCTACTAGTTCATCAACTTTAACCCTTGCTTTGATTTCCATCTCAGTAAGTTCGTTTCTTGCTTTCTGAGCCGGATCTGTAGCGGCTACACCACCTGCAGTTGAGGCTCCGGCTGCTGCACCCTTCGTTCTATTAGTAGCTTCTTGGTTAGCTTTGTTTTCATCACGTTCAGCAAACTTACCTGTTTCTTGTAACGACTCTTTACCTAAGAAAAACTTTTTACCTAAGTCTTCGCCACCGTACTGTAATGCTGTCCCTAATTGTCCTAATTTTTCAGATTGCTTTTCTTTAACAGTCTGTGTAAATGCGGCAGCGCCGGCTCTAGCTTCTTCTTCTGACTTACCTTTGTAACCCTTTTGTACTTGATCTGGGGTTACGCCTAGTGCTGCCAATCCTGCAGTACTAGAATCATATGAACCGGTTCTTGCTACTTTACCTACTTGTAATCCAGCTTCTTTACCTAATTGGTTAGTTACTTGGGTGATGTATGCTTTTCTAGCCTTCTGTTCTTTTTCTAAACTATCAGCTTCTTCTTTTCTACCTTCAGCTTTTAACTTACGAATCTTATCATCTTCAATACGAGTAGCAACAATTTCCTCATACTCAAGCATGGCTGCATTTTGCTCACCTTGCAATTGATCTGCACTCTTACCGGTTAGTGCTGATAATCTAGATAAGTTTTCTGCGTATTCTAATGATTGCTTTCTTAGTTTGTCTCCGGATTTAGCGTCTGATGCTAAAGACTTACCTGACATTTCTTGTAATTTTACGTAGTCAGCTTGACGAGCCATCAATTCTTCTTGACTGACACCCAATCGTTGAAATGCTTGACGCTGTTCTGAGGTAACAGCAGTCATCTTACCAAACGCTACAATACCTTCACCAAGTGTACTACCCAAACCACCCATACCTGTGTTGGCTTTAGCGGCAGCTTTCGTCATTACTTCTAAGTTAGCGGCAGTGAGACCAGCTTTATGGCCCATATCTAAAACTTGTTTAGCAGTTAGTGCTCCTGCACCGCCTAGCTTACTAAAATTATCTGTAGCTTTTAGTACATCATCAGCTTGTTTGGTTGCCATTTCAGCAACTATAGACATACCTTTAATTACACCGCCTAATACTGTACCTAATATACCAAAGTTTTTACCTAGACTCCAAGCCGCATCACCTGCATTCTTTATCGCATTGTTGTACTTCTCAAAACCATCTTTACCTGACAATACTGCACTTGTCATTGATGTCAATGCGGTGGTACTTGATGTTGCCGCTTTAGAGAAATTAGCCATGGCTTCAGCGTATTTCTTAGCCATTTCTGTATTAATCTTTTCTGCTTCGGTGTTTTCGTCTACTCCTTTTTGCAGATTCTTCAACGACTTTGCGGCTTGCTCAGCGGTTATCGTTGAGTCCTTCATTGACTTGCCTACGCCTGTCATGTTACCCATCATAGCCAACATGGCAGCGGCCATCTGCTCGTTTCGCTCAGACATTTGACGCATTGAATCGTCTAGTTTGCGAACCGTTTCGTTCAGATTGTCCATATTTTCATTATTTTCAGCCATGTATTTTTACCCACTAAATATGTTTTATAATGTATTTAGTATTGGGCTAACTACGACTTTTTAACACAAGGACAATAAATGGCAATTTCAAATAACCCCCTAAGACAGTATTTCCGCAGACCTGCGATTTATCTAAAACTACCTAGTGGCGGTGTAGGATACAAACCCGGAGTGATAGATTTACCTGAAACCGGTGATCTACCCGTGTACCCGATGACTGCGATTGATGAAATCACTGCTAGAACACCTGATGCATTGTTCAACGGAACTGCAATGGCTGAACTTATTAAGAGTTGCATACCTGATATTAAAGATCCTTGGGCTGTTAGCAGTACAGACTTTGATGCTATCTTAGTTGGTATCAAAGCCGCAACTAATGGCAATAGCATGGACATCACTACTATATGCCCTGAATGCAAAGAAGTCGCTGACTACGGTGTCAACTTAGTTGGACTGTTAACCGGACTGAAGGCCGCTGATTATAATGAAGTCATACAAATAAATGAGTTAGAAGTCAAGTTCAGACCTCTTACGTACAGAGAAATGAATCAGGCTGCTCTTGGTCAATTTGATGCGCAACGTACATTCCAATCTATCGAATATGAAGAAGACATGGAAGTACGTAATAAAAAGACTCAGGAAGCTGTAAGAACTATTACTGAACTAACGATGAAGATTCTAGCTCAAGCAATTGAGTATATCAAAACACCTACAGTAGTTGTAACAGAGTACGATTACTTGCTTGACTTCCTAACACATTGCGATAAAAACATGTATGTAACATTGCGTGACCATAATACAAAATTGAGAGAAAGCACTCAAATTAAACCATTAAAGTTGAAGTGCATCCATTGTCAACATGATTACGAACAAATCTTTACGTTAAACACATCTGATTTTTTCGCATGAGGCTTCTACGCCTTGACCCCGGAGGCGTACAGAAGCTGTTAGACGAAATGGAAAAAGATTGCAGTGATATAAAGAAGAATGCATTGAGTTTAGCGTGGTACATGAGGGGTGGTATATCCTATGAGGATGCACTCAATATGTCCATGGATGAACGAATTCATATTAATGAATTGATTGAGAGTAATTTGGATATTACTAAGAAGTCACAGTTACCATTCTTCTAACCGTAACATGTCATTTATCTTACCGGGTTTCATTTAGAGATGAACTTCGTTCATCTAACTCATTCGTGCTTTGCACTCATTCGTTATTTCTTACGGTTAATCAATCTATCTCTATACGGGATATGATTGCCGCTTAGAAGCCATGGTAGTGCTATTAAGCACTACCAATGGTAAAGGGAATATGCCATGCCCGTCATCCTTTGTTATCTTTTCCCCGTCTAATTAGCTATTTGATGCTATTAAACGCTACCGGTTACACTGTAAAGTTTATGGGACTGTAGTGAAGCTGTCAAGTTTTGATGTTGATTCTTCTGTAACGCACATTCTATATCGCAAAGATAAAGTAGATATAGACTTGTTAGAGGTTCGCTTTTCCGATTGCCTCTTCGGTATTCCATGACTATCGCTAATCATGCTTACTCCAGATCCGTCAGCACAGCACAATCTGTACAAACTCAAGGAGGTCCTGCAGCCAGGACAACAAATTTTTATATTAAATTAATTGATTTGAGGGATTTGTATTGGGGTTGTTGTAAAGGTAATAGTTGACGTGGTGTCTGTTTTGCCCGAATATAGTTTGAGAAGGTCTCTGTTGTGTTTAAAGAAGTCATTAAACTCAATGATTAGCCAATCACCAAGTTTACTTGAAGAATAATACATAAAGTTATCAGTTTTCCAAGTAGCGCCGCATTGCACAGCGACATAACGACCTTTGCGGTTAAACTTCATGAACAATAGATTTATATCGCCTTCTTCGGCAACATCCATCAACTGTTCAATCCAAGTATTTAACTGCTTACACTCGCCTGTAAGTACTAAGTGAAAAGGAAAATCAGCATAAAACTTGCACTCAATGTTCATTTTACTGAAACTTTGACCGGGTACAATGTCACCCTTGAAAGAGCGAATTTGACCTTCATGCAAGAATTCTGTACGTGATTGATTCTTTCCACCCACATAAGCTCCAGATCCAGGCGCACGAATAAAACTCTCTCCGTAAATATCAGAAAGAAATTTTGCGACTTCTCGCTCGAAACCTGAACCTTTTGCTTTTTGTGGACTTGTCATAGTAATACTTATCACTTGGGAGTAGCGTCTTTAATTTTCCATTGCTTTTCAAAATTTATCATGTTGCTAGGATTATTAATGGTACTGTCATCACATAATCTATAACAAGGTGCGAATGGTTTATCAGTGTTCCATGAATCTGTTATTGTTTTGAAATTGGGAGATTTTATAGCTTCTCTAATTTCCGCAGTGAGCGTTGGTCCACCATCATACATGTAACAACACGGTAATATGTCACCATTAGAAGTAACAAATATACTCTTTTCAGTTAATACTCTACATTTAATCATTGATATTCGATTCCTTTTGGTGGCTTGAATGTTTCACGCAAGTGCATGAAGATAGGTTTTTTCATGCGACTACTGACTTTAGTTCGGAACCCTATGAACCCCATGTCAATTGCTAACTTTCTAGCTTCCTCAACTTGGTGTTCATTATATTCGAACACCAAGTATTCCCAATGTGCTCTGCCGCCCGCGGCAATAAATGCAGAGGCATTTTTCATTATCTTTTCAAAGTCAGTGTTTACACGATGTATATGGTTTGTGTCTTTTAATCCATCAATACCAAAATAACATTCATCGCCTAGTTTAGATAGTACGCTACCTAGTTCTGTCCACCAAGATGTATTACGTAACCCACCGTTTGTATGTATACCTAATCTGATATTATCATTTACATGTCTAAAGTATTTAAATATGTCGATGCACTCGGGTGCCGCCGCCGGGTCTCCGTAATTGCCGCACATCCACATATATTCTAGATTACTAATAAACTGGTCATTAAACAATTGTTTTATTTTTTCTAGTGATAATGATTTTGGGTCAGTAGCTTTATTAAACTTTGGATCAATTTCTCTCCCGCACATAGGACAAGCCGCGTTACAAACACTACTTGTTTCTAGATGCAGGGATTTAATACTATCAAGTTCGAACATCTGATATCTCGCTATCATTGCTATATGAAGTAAAGCCGTTTTCTTTGATAACCTTGAGAACGTTTGGTACACGACCTGCTAGTTCTTCACGGTGTGACACAAGCCAAATTGACTTATGACGACGGCGACTCATATCTTTGAGAATTGCTAGACTGTTCTCAACACCCATAGTGTCAAGACCACTGTCAATCAACTCGTCAATGAACAATGTGTTAACCGGAGCATACAAGTTCTCCCATACATCACGGAAAGCAAAACTCAGTCCCAAGATCAAACGATTACGTTCACCGCGACTCAAGTTGTCAAAGTCAAGTTCACGACCTAACTCAGTGATTTCAACTGTCAAGTCGTTCTTAAATACGACATTATGAGGCAAGCCAATCTTATCTAAGTAATGCGTCAGTCGTGCGTTCAAGTAACTCAAGTTCTGGTCAATAATCTTCTTACGAACGAAACTGTCTTTACTAGTTAACAAGTCTAGTAAGAACTTTTGATGTTCCATTGCTTTTGTGATATTGTTAATCGTATCAAAATTTATTTCTTGCAGAGCTTGTGCTTCCATTTCAAGAATCTGCTCTTGATACGGATCAGTTTCCTGCGCTTTGTTCTCAATCTGTGATAATAGATTTGATATCTTAGTCCTGTGCTCCACTGCTTGGGCTTCGGTATCGTAATGAGTAGATGGCTTACTACCCAAAGTGACGCTAGGCGTGTCAAAAAGTTGTTCACTAAAGGGGTTATTCTCGCTGGATTTTTCGTCAATCTGCTTTTTGATGTTATCAATCTCCGTTGACTGACGTACTGCTTCAACCTCTGTCTTATAATGTGTAACAGGTTTATCTCCTACAACGATTGGATTAGCAACAAGTTCATCTAACTGAAAACGCAAATCATCCAAATGACTCTTGCTTGTATTCCACAATTCAATCTTGCTGTTTAGAACACTAGTATGTTGGTCATCATGGAAATCTTGTCCACATGCATAGCATTTATGTTCTTTAAGTGTATCAACTTCTTGGGTTAACTTATTGTAGTTCTTACTTTCTTTAGTAATATCTTTACGTAAACTATCAACCTTACTGTCGTGCGCAGTCTTTAGTTGAACTTGTTGGTTATGCACAGCCAAATCAGTGTGAGCTTGTAGTTCATGAACAAAGTCAATATGGCTCAACTCATCCATTTTAAGTTTGAGTGTAGCAATGTCTTTGTCTTGTTTTTGCATCCAAGCTGTTTGTCTAGCAATCAATGCATCGTATGCCTCTTGCTGTTGCTTTTGTGAGTTCCAAACCACTAAGTCTTTGTGAGCCTGTAGTTCAGTATCAATGTCAACTTTACTCAACTCGTCATACTCAGTGGCAATGAAAGACAAGTCTTCATCATGCTTTCGTTGCCACAGTGTTTGTCTTCTTCTAACACTATCGATCTGTTCTTTGACTCGCTTGTTAGCTTCTTCAACTGCTTTGATTCTAAATTCTTCTTGTTGGATATCATCCTTGCTTTGACGGATCAAGTCTTTAACTACTTCTGCTTTCTCACTCAATAAAGTGATACCCAAAAGTTGTTCAATGATATCTTTTTGCTCGTTGTTTTTTAGTGCAAGGAATGGTTCGGAATAAGTGTTCAACACAACAATGTGTTTGAACATTTCGGGACTCATATTCAACACACGCTCAATTGCCGCTTGTGTTTCTTTGTTCTCACCCTGTTGGTCTTCAGTAGCTTTCTGTTGAACATCGTTTACATAAAACTTCAATACGTTGGGCTTACGACCACGCTCAATCTTGTACTCAGTGCCGTTAACGTTAAACTCTAATGTAACTAACATGCCCTTACCATTTGTACGATTAACTAAATTATCTTTACGAATAGAGTTAATGGGCACACCAAACAAGGCATAGGATAGACCTTGAATCAACGTAGTTTTACCAGTACCATTACGAGCACCATCACCTCCTAAGTCTAAATTCTCACCTAGAATAAGTGTAATGTCTTTCTTGTCAAAGTCAACTGCTTGTGTTACGTTACCGATAGATAGGAAGTTGCGTAGTGTAATATTCTTTATAGTTATCATAGGTTGTTATAGATGTCCAATAGTACTTTTTTGTCAAAGTTTTTACTTTCAATAGCGTTGATTTGGTCAATGACGATTTGGTCAACTGACTCAAACTTAAGACCATCACTGTTCTGACCCTGCTCAATAGCCTCACCCTTTATAGGGATCAATGTCATTTCACGTAGTTTGTATTCGGGGATGAATGTTTCACGTAGGAAGTTAGCTTCCTCATATGAAATATCAATGTCAAGATGTACTCTAACATGACTGTCAATTAATAGATAGCCTTCCGGGTTCTCTAATATTTCACTCAGTTTGTGTACACGATAGATAGGTTGTCTAGGCCATGACTTGAATTCAGGTTCTTTGTCCCACTCTAAAATCATCATGCCACGTGCATCATCACCTGCATCAGCATAGTTATGTGGGAACGCATTACCTACGTACCAAATGTTCTTTCTACTTTGACGTTTGTGAAAATGCCCACTGAACACTTTTTCGAAACCAGTCATGTGTTCTTCACTGATTTCTCCGTGATCGGGCATCTCTACCATAGCGTTCATATAGAAGCGTGGTAACTCAAGATGACCAAACAAATACTTGCCCTTCATCTTCTGTAGCTTTTTGTAATCCTCTGATACAAGCCAGGGTGCGATAACTACTTGTCCTTCTTGGAAGAAGTCATTGATGACCTGTACGTTCGGTAGATGTTTAGCCCATTCCACACTGTGGATATCCCTGCGATCACGATAATAAAGATCGTGATTGCCTGGAATAAAATATACCCGATTGAAGTTAGCATTTAATTTCTCCAGTGCTTGTAGACCAAATTGCAAAGTCTGAATATTTATACTCGCACGGTGATGATTATAATCACCTAAGAAGAAGCAAGTTTCACATCCCTCTTTCTTTGCAGTTTCAATAAACCAATCTACGAAATTGGCACAGTCTTGATTGTGTTGTAAGCTGTTACTCTTTAGACCAAAGTGAATGTCTGTGAATACAGCGGCTTTTTTGAAAAGATTACTCATATGTTGATTATAAAGGAAGAGGGAGTGCAATGCAACTCCCTTGGTTAAATTGATTATTCTTCGTATGAAACAGAACTGGATCCAGATCCTTGTCTAGACCAACTTGGGTTTAGGCCGTTTAGTTCTAAGATATCATCACGTATGTTTTGATTGCGTTTTTCAGTGTTAAGAACACGACAGAAACTGTTAGTGATAGCGGCTGTATAGTAAGCGAAAGGGTTAGCTGATTTCGCTTCATTGAATCGCAAACCAACATAGGTTAGTTGTAGAATCGCCGAATTACGCATTTCATCGTTGTATGTGTACCCGCGCCAATTATACTTCATTGCATATTTTTCGCACATCATAATGTACATTCGGGCTAATTTGTTTGTAACTTGACCGTGATCTTTGCTGAACTCACCGGTTTCTAAATCACCTTTCCAATGACTTTTACCAATACAACGTGCAGTATTAGTGTCATCAAATCTATAGTGTTGAAAAGGTGGGAAGTTTACTTTGACATGAACCATGTCATCAACATCAGCTTTGATAGGAGCCGCATCTTCTAAGTCAGCAAAAATAGCATCTGGATCTTCTTCGTCAAACTCAAAAATATCTTTTGCTGTTTTCTTTTTGACAGTTTTACGTGGTTGTTTTGGTGCGACCGGGACATGATCCCAAGTCATAACACGAAACACTAAATCAGTGATTGGAATAGACAACGGATCAATTGTGCCTTTAGTCAAGCCCTGTTCAATGTCCATTC